GTTAGATTTATTAGAAAATTTTGAGTTACTGGATCCAAATGTTCAAAAAACAGGACAGGCAGTAACTTTGAAATATGAATCTGTTGGATGGATTGAGCAAGCGTTTGCAACGACAGTTGAAAACGTAAATCCTTTTAATGTTATTGTTTATAGTGGAGATATTAAGTTAAGTCCAGAAATTGATAATTGGGTTAGAACAGTTCAACTTCCAGATAAAATTATTAATGTAACTTTAAATTCTAGTAGGACAGTTAATCAGAACTTAACAAGTAATGTTTTTGTTCCTTTGACTCCTATTAATAATGCAACATCAGAAAGAATTAATTTACCTAACATTAGAGGAGGTGACCCACGACCTGGCGGTAATGGAACTATCACCAATAGCACTACAAATGTAACATCAAATACTGTTACAAACACTAATACGACTACTTCTACTAGTGAAAGTTTTGACACCGTAAGTAACAGCGATACTACAATACGAAATATTTTAGTATCTTCTTCTAGTGAATCATTTATGAGATCCAGAAATACTGAATTTTCTGCATCTAATCTTAAACCATCTACACAATTTTATCAATTCTTAGATGGAAATAGTGGAGTGGATTTTATTCCAAAATTAATTGAGATAGCAAATGATAGTAGTTTAGAAAATTATGGCGCTTCTAATGCATTTATAGTAGGCGAAACTGTTATTGGAACGTCAGGCGGAAGTAATCTAATTACATTTAGAGTTGCAACGCCCAATCATAAATATGGTTCATATAGGTCACCTTCTACAGCATATACAATTAATCCTTATATTAGAACAGAATCTTTACCATCGACATATAGTCAATCTTCAAAAATTCTTAATATTGATACAGTATCATTATCGGAAGAAGCACAAGGAAAATATAGCGGTTATTTACTTAAAGGTATGCAACTAGTTGGACAAACTAGCGGTGCGGTTGCATATGTAAAAGATTTGAGATTAATTTCTGACAATTTTGGAGATTTAATAGGAGCATTTTATTTAAGAGACCCAAATACAATTCCAACCCCAACAGTTAGGATTGCTACAGGAACTAAAACATTTAAAATAACTTCAAGTTCAACAAACAATCCTGGATTACCAGGAAATACTAGCGTTTCGTCGGCCGAAACAAATTATAATTCCGATGGAACCCTAGAACAATGGGAAAATGAGGTTGTAGTAACAACTAATAATTTAACAACAAAAACGGTCACTAATCTTACGACAAATACAACGACTTCGCAAACAACAATAAACACTCATACGAGGACAACCGTCCAGAGATTTGTTGATCCTCTGGCACAAACATTTGTTGTTGGTGGTAATGTAGAAGCTCCATCTCCGACATCTTCAAATGATGATGTCAATGGTGCATTCTTAACCGCCGTTGATTTATTTTTTGCTTCGAAATCTACTGGCAATGCTCCAGTAAAAGTTGAAATAAGAACTGTTGAGTTGGGAACTCCAACAAGAATTGTTATTGGAAATTCTATCACATTGAGACCAGACCAGGTTAATATCTCCGACGATGCTTCCATTGCTACGACAGTTACTTTTGATGAGCCAATTTATTTACCACCAGGAAGAGAATATGCTGTTGTAATTATTTCAGAAAATAGTGATGAATATGAATTATGGACGGCAGTTATGGGAGAAAAAACTGTGAATACCAAAGAACTGCCGGATGTAGATGCTGTTACATATTCTAAACAATTCTCTATGGGAAGTTTGTTTAAATCTCAAAATGGTTCCATTTGGACGGCAAATCAATATCAAGATCTCAAATTTAAACTCTACAAAGCAAATTTTGTATCACCGACAGGAACTGCATTTTTCTACAATCCTACCCTAGATGAAAGTAATGGGTATGTTCAGAGATTAGGAAATAATCCCATAACAACATTACCCAAAATATCTATTCTTGGATTTACAACAACAACCAATGCATCGTTAATTAGCACTTTGAGCACGGGTAGAAAAATTGTTGATGGATCTAAAAATTATGTATATGGATATGTTGTTGGGACAGGAAGCTCTGTGGCCACGGTAGGATTAACTACCGGAGGAACAAATTACGTTAGTGATTCCAATGTAGAGACTTATAATATTACTGGAAATGGTTCCGGTCTTAGATTAAATATTACGGCATCTTCTGGAGTAATTACTGGAACTCCGGTAATTGTCAATAACGGAAATGGATATAATAGCGGGGATGTTGTCGGAATCGTAACATCCAGCGTTTCTTCTCAGACTGGGCGAGATGCAAGAATTACTATTTCTACGATTACTGGATTAGATACACTATACTTAGGGAATGTTCAGGGAGAATCTTTCACTGTTGGTGCTGGACTAAGTTATTATGATAATCTTGGTCAAATAGTATCGCTTGCGAGCACTTCAATTAGAAGTTATTCAAGTCCAACAAATCAAGATTCCGGAAATTACGCACGAATTCAACATTTTGATCATGGCATGTATTCAAATACTAATAAAATTAATATTAGTAACGTTGAATCTAGCACAGCACCAGTTTCTATCACAACAAAGTTGACTTCCTCATCAGGATCAATCTTTGTTGCAGTTGGTGACACATCAAACTTCACAACTTTTGAAGGAGTTTTAGTGAGTGCTGCAAATCCAGGATATGTAAAAATTGGAAATGAAATTATTAAGTATGAATCTGTAGGTAATGGTTTATTAGGAACTATTGGTAGAGGAATTGATTCAACTATTTCAATTGACCATGAACAAAATAGTTTAATGTACAAATATGAGTTAAATGGAATTTCTTTGAGAAGAATTAACAAAACTCATGACATTAGTGATTTTAATATTGGATTAGATGGATATTATCTTGAGATTGATAGATCTTCTACAAATGGCGTAAATAGAAGTTCTGACGGATCCACTGCGGGAATGCCACAACTACAGTTTACCTCTGAGGCAAATTTAGGAGGTTCTAAAGTTCTTGCAAGTGAAAATATATTATACAGTTCAATAGTTCCCACATATGATATCATTACACCAGGATCATCAACTTCTGCTTCTGCTGTAGTTAGATCAGTTACAGGAACAAGTGTAGATGGTAATGAGACATCATTCTTAGATAATGGATTTGAACCGATTCAATTAAATACTCTGAACAAATTAAAGTCAATAAGAGTAGTTTGTTCTAAGGAAAATGAAACTGAATATCTTGGAAATCTGCCAAGAAATAAATCATTTACTACTGGAATAACTTTAAATACAACAGATTCTAATTTATCACCCATTATATTTTTAGATACTGCATTTACTGAGTTTATTTCAAGTAGATTAAACAGTCCAATTTCCGATTATGTATTGGATGGTAGATCTAATTCAATATTAGATGACCCACATGCTGCAATTTATGTTTCAAGAACTGTCAATTTAGTGCAACCAGCTACCTCATTAAAGGTTATTTTATCTGCTTATCGCCATGAATCCGCAGATTTTAGAGTTTTATACAGTTTAATTAGACCAGATTCTTCTGAGGTTGAGCAATCATTTGAACTATTCCCAGGATATGATAACTTGACTTATACAACTTCTGCCGGATATTCTGTTTTAGATTCTTCTAAAAATAGTGGAAGACCTGATGCTTTTGTAAGTTCTAGTTTAGATAATCAATTCAAAGAATATGAATTTACTGCTGATAATCTTAGTTTATTTACTGGATATACAATTAAAATCGTAATGTCCGGAACTAACCAAGCGTATCCACCAAGAATTAAAGAACTTAGAACAATTGCGGTAAGATAATATGATTAGGGTACAGGGGCATCAAAATCTTTATAGAGACGAATCCAGTGGAGCCATAGTCAACTGTGATTCTGTTGGATATAATCAATATCTCAATACACTTTATAATAGAGATTTTCAAAAAAAGGAATTGGATAAAATGAAAGCGGATATTAATGAAATTAAATCTTTATTGAGAGAATTGTTAAATGGATCCAAATGATATTGAGTTAAAAACTATTGATAAATTATTTGAATATGAAAAACATTCTAGATTTATTGATGATTTAAGTATTGAAGAACTTAGAAATTTTTCAAAACTATATTGCAAATTATATCTCAGGCAACAAGAAGTTTTAGCAACTATGAGTAAGATATAAATAAATTGTAGAGCTAAAAAAGATAGATGGCAGCAGTATACGTAAATAATTTAGTCATCAATTCTGGTTCTGATTTTAGTCAGTCATTCACTTTGGAGGGATCTGATGACAATTCCCCATTAAATTTGACTGGTTATGAAGTTGATGCTCAGATGAGAAAGTGGTCTGGAAGTTCTTCGGCCATAACTTTTACAACTTCAATTGAATTTCCATCTACTAGTGGTAGGATATTACTGTCTTTATTGTCAGAAGAAACATTATCTATAAAACCTGGAAGATATGTTTATGATGTTGTAATTACCGATTCTTTTGGGGTTAAAATCCGTGTTATTGAGGGAATGGTTCTCGTAAGCGAAGGAGTAACTAGGTAATGTCCGATATAAAAGTAAGAGTTGGGCAAAAAAATGCAGTTAAAGTAGTCTCTAGTGTTTCTGGGTCTGCTGGTGGATTTGCCGTTGTTGCAGAAAATGTAATCGGAGGGATAGCATCGGTAACTTCTGTCAATGTAAGTGGATTATCTACATTCGTAGGTGTTACTACTTTTAAAAATAATGTTTATATTGATGGAGATTTATATATTAGTGATGATTTAGTATTCGATGAGCTTAATGGTAGAAATATCAACATAACTGGCATTGGAAGTATTGTTACTCTTAATAGTGCCAATTCTACTTTAAATAATATCAATTCGACTGGAATAAGCACACTTGGTATTGTTAATGCATCTCAATTTTATGTTTCCGGAGTCTCTACCTTTGTAGGTGTAAGTACTTTTAAAAATAATGTTTATATTGATGGAGATTTATATATTAGTGATGATATTTTCTTCGATGAATTTACTGCTCGAAACGCAAATATTACCGGAATCCTTACAGTAGGGCAATCAATTTTTTATCCTATAGGGCAACCTTATGGTGTTGCATATTTTGATTTAAACGACCAATTAGTTTCTACCGGAACAACTGCATCGGCAATATCGGAAACTAACTATATACTTACAACCGACAATTCAGGAATACCAACCTGGTCTGGAGTTATAGATGGAGGAACCTATTAGTGTCTAAACCAACCAGCAGACAAGGACTCATAGATTACTGCCTAAGGCGCTTAGGTGCTCCTGTATTGGAGATTAACCTTGCCGACGACCAAATAGATGATTTGGTCGATGATGCCTTACAATACTTCCAGGAGAGGCACTTTGATGGTGTGGAAAGAATGTATTTAAAATATCAAATAACGCAGGCAGATATCAATAGGGGTTCTGCTGTAACGGGTGGTGTTGGGGTAGTTACAACCACAGGAACATCAACAAATGTAAGTGGATTAGGAACTATAACTTCTAATTTTTACGAAACATCAAATTTTATTCAAGTGCCAGATTCCGTGATTGGAATAGAAAAAGTATTCAAGTTTGATACTAGTTCTATTTCTGGCGGAATGTTCAGCATCAAATATCAGTTATTTTTGAATGATTTGTATTATTTTAACTCTGTTGATTTATTGCAATATTCTATGGTTAAAACCTACCTTGAAGATATTGATTTTCTATTAACTACAGATAAACAAATTAGATTTAATAAAAGACAAAATAGAATGTATTTGGATATTGATTGGCGAGCGCAGCAAGTAGGTAATTTCTTGGTAATTGATTGCTATAGAATTTTAGATCCAAATACCTTTACTAATGTTTATAATGATAGTTTCTTGAAAAAATATTTGACTGCCACTATGAAGAGGCAGTGGGGTCAAAATTTAATTAAATTTAGAGGAGTAAAGTTGCCTGGAGGAATTGAATTGAATGGAAGAGAATTATACGAAGATGCAGAAAGAGAATTGGCAGATATAAAACAAAGAATGTCTCTTGATTATGAATTACCACCTTACGACTTTATTGGATAATAATGGCACTAAATCCTTTTTTTCTCCAAGGTTCACCAAATGAACAAAGACTCGTCCAGGAGTTAATTAACGAACAGTTGAAAATTTATGGCGTAGAAGTAATTTATATACCCCGAAAATTTGTAAGAAGAGAGACTATCTTAAGGGAAATTTCATCATCAAAGTTTGATGATAATTTTGCACTAGAGGCGTATGTAAATAATTATGAAGGATATAGTGGACAGGGAGATATCCTTACAAAATTTGGAATGAGTTTAAAGGATGATTTGAGTTTGATTATTTCTAAAGAGAGATATGAAGATTTTATTTCTCCACTTTTAGATTCCGAAACTAATGAAGAAATTACTTTAGCATCTAGACCTAGAGAAGGAGATTTAGTATATTTTCCATTAGGTCAAAGATTATTTGAAGTTAAGTTTGTAGAGCACGAACAACCATTTTATCAATTGGGTAAATTATATGTCTATGAATTAAAGTGTGAATTGTTTGAGTATGAAGATGAAGTTATTGATACATCTATTGATGAAATTGATACCCAAGTTCAGGAAGAAGGGTATATAACGACCTTAAGTTTAATTGGTCTTGGAAGAACTGCAACAGCAGTGGCATCAATTGGAACTGGTTATATTAGGGAAATAACCTTGAATAATGATGGGTATGGTTATACTTCCATCCCAACCATAGGCATATCTTCGGCACCTGTTGGAGGAACAAACGCATCGGCAAAAGTAATTGCAGAATTAAAATCTGGATTTTATGCTATAAAACAGATAGTATTGACTAATGCCGGTATTGGATACACGATTGCTCCAGATATTTCAATTATTGGAAATGGTATTGGTGCTGCTGCCACATGTGGAATTGAAACTTCACAGTCCGGAGTTATTTCTATAAATCTTACTGATAATGGTGTTGGATATTCAACTGCACCATATGTAAATATTGTAGGAAATGTTGGTGCGGGGGTGACAGCAACGGCATCATCATCAGTTGTTGGTGCTGCTCAGAGTGTGTCTTCTATAAGTATTTCAAATCCTGGAGTAGGATATTCTGCTGTCCCTCAGATTGTTATTAATGGACCACCAGTTCTAACTGGAATTGGAACTTATATGTTTAATGAAATTGTAACCGGATCTAGGTCAGGAACAACTGCAAGAGTCAAATCTTGGGATTTTGACACTAAAATTCTTAAGATTTCTTTTGTGAATAATGTGGCATCTAAAGGATTTTTCCCAGGAGAAACAATTACCGGATCAATTTCTAATGCCCAATATTCGGTAAATACTTATAGTAATTGGAACCCTTATGATAAATATGGTGATAATTTGCAGATTCAAACTGAAGCAGAATCCATTTTAGATTTTTCCGAATCTAATCCATTTGGTTCTTATTGATACTATAAATATATAATACGGTAATAATTGAATAAGCGGGTATAGAAAAACGTTAGGAACCTATTTTTACCATCAAATCATTAGAAAGACTGTTACTGCATTTGGAACTCTTTTTAATGACATTTACATAGAACATAAAAATTCATCTGATGTGGCAATCAGTCAGATGAAGGTTCCTCTTGGATATGGACCTATGCAAAAGTTTCTTGCCAGGATTGAGCAGCAATCGGAATTGAATAAGGCAATTCAGATTACTCTTCCCAGAATATCATTTGAAATGACTTCCATTCAGTATGACCCTACAAGAAAGGCAAATGTAACTCAAACATTTAAAACTTGTGGCAACGGAGATACTATTAAGAAAGTTTATATGCCGGTTCCATATAATATTGGATTTCAATTAAACATTATGACCAAGTTGCAAGATGATGCTCTACAAATAGTTGAGCAGATTCTACCAAACTTCCAACCCTCATTTAATCTAACAGTAGATTTAGTTGATTCTATTGGAGAAAAAAGAGATATTCCTGTGGTTTTGGATAGTGTATCTTTTACCGATGATTATGAGGGAGATTATTCAACTAGAAGAACTTTAATATATACTTTAAATTTTACTGCCAAAACTTATCTGTTTGGACCAATTTCTGATAGCACGGACGGTCTTATTCGTAAGGTTCAGGTTGATATGTATACGGATACTGATACTACAACTGCCAAGAGAGAAATGAGATATACTGTTGTTCCAGACCCAATTGATGCAGGACCAGATGATGATTTTGGATTTAATGAAGAATGGCAAGACTTTACAGATTCTAAGACTTATAGTCCAACTCAACAAAGGGATATTTGATAGATTATGAAAAATAATTATGAAGATTTGGATAAGGCACTGAATATTGAAAGTAATATTGTTGAGGTAGAAAAGTCTATTACACCAATTGATATTATTCCGACACAGAATAATGATATAAAAAAAGATTATGAATATACCAGAGCAAATTTATACTCATTAATTGAAAAAGGTCAAGAGGCAATTAATGGAATTATGGAACTTGCTGGTGAGGGTGGCAGTCCAAGAGCATATGAAGTGGCAGGGCAATTGATTAAGAGTGTTGCCGATACGACTGATAAACTTATAGACTTACAGAAAAAACTGAAAGATGTTGAGGAAGATAATACTAAAGTTTCAAATAATGTAACTAATAATGCGGTATTTGTTGGGTCTACTTCGGAATTATCAAAATTACTGAAGCAAGGTTTTCTAAATAATAAAGAGTAATAGATTTTATCAGATGAATGGGCAATTAAAACCATATAAAACGGTGGAGGAGATTGCGAAGAAACATCGTATGAATGTCTCTGATATTCAGAAGCAACTTGATATGGGTGCTCCAATTGAACATGAGCACACAAATAATCAAAAACTTGCCGTTGAGATTGCTTTACAACATTTGGATGAAATTCCGGATTATTATACTCGTTTGAAAAAAATGGAAGCATCTGCCAAAAAAGAGCATAAGAAATTTAAGGATGTGAAAGAAGAAACGAAATCTGGAGATCAAGGTCTCCGCGATTGGTTTTCTAAGTCAAAATCATCTGATGGTAAAGGCGGATGGGTGCAACTTGGCGGAAAATGGGCAGGTAAACCCTGTGCTCGCCAACCAGGACAAACATCAACCCCAAAGTGTGGCAGTTCTAAAATGGCGGCAAATCTTTCTCCAGAAGAAGAGGAAAGGGCAAGACTTAGAAAAAATCGCTTAGATCCCAATCAACCAGAAAAATCTGGTGGAGCAAATCCAACAAATGTCAGGACGGAAGAAATGAATTTGCAAGAAGTAAAAGATAAACCTGGAAAGGGTAGTGGCAAAAAAGACGCTTGCTACAGTAAAGTAAAATCAAGATATGATGTTTGGCCAAGTGCATATGCTTCCGGAGCACTTGTCAAGTGTCGTAAAGTTGGTGCCGCAAATTGGGGAACTAAAACAGAGGAGACTCAAATGATTAGATATTGCCCCAAATGCGAAAAAGATGAAACCAGAGAAGAATGTAAATATGGTCCTAGGTATTGGGATATGTTCTCAACACCTTCAAGTTTATCATCAAATCAGATGAAGTTTAGTATTGCTCAGGTTCATCCGGCAAATGAGTCTAAGGAACCAGACCACGAATATTCCATGGCTCGTTCCGAATTATCTACAATTATTTCTGCCGCCAAAAGACTTCGTGGAAAACTAAAAGATGAGGGTAATATTGAAGCGTGGGTTCAATCAAAAATTACCAAGGCAGCAGACTATATTGATGCTGCTGCAGATTATCTTGATAGTGGAGAACATAATGTAGGAGAGTCTTGTTGGGATGGATATAAAAAAGTCGGTATGAAAAAGAAAGGTAAGAAAATGGTTCCAAATTGTGTTCCAGAATCAGTTTCAATTGAAGATGCAAATGGAAATCCTTACGTTGAATTTATTGATATTATCAAACCAGAACCATTAAAACCAACAAATCTAAAAACTTTTGCACAATTTGTAAGTGAGGCAAAAAAATCGGAGATGAAGTGTAACTCCCCAAAGTCCGAACCCGTGGGCAAT